TTGAACAGGCCGGATTCTCCGAGGTAGATCGCCGTCGCCTTGCCCGACATCCACGACACAGACGCGATCGAAGCGTCGTAGATGTTGAGTTCGGTTACCGCCGTCTCCGCCGCGAGGTACGTGTCTGCGCCGACTTTGGCGACGGTGATGCGGTTGCAGTTGCTCGTGAACGGCATTCCGACATCGCCCAGCGATCCATCGAAGGACACGTACAGCGTTCCTGTGAACGCGGAGTTATTCATACCCTGAGTGATCTTCGCCGATCCGGTTTCAATGTACGCCTCGTCGTTGCCGGTCGGGTACGAGGCCCCTCCGGCGCCTCCACGCGTAGCCGACCAGTTGGCGTTGTTCTGAAACGACTGCGTTCCGTCCGGTCCGACCCAGTGCCGAGTTGCCATAAATCCCCCTTGTTACCAGCCGATTTGATTGCGCGTACCGACCGTGACGGTAACGCCCTGTTCCCTGAATGCTTGTGATCCGAACCACTCATTCACCGTCGTCGCGGTGAACGGTGCGAGCGCCTTGGAGATAGACCCCGGGTAGCAGTTCGCGGTCGTGATCGTCCCGCTGCTCTGGTGCGTGTAGTCGCTTCGGTTGTTGAGCGTGGTGATCGTGACCGCGTTGATACCGCGAGCGGTACCGTCGTTGTGCAGCGTCGTGAGGTTGACTTCCGACAGCAGTGTTCCCGTGTTGAACACGGTCGTCGTCGTTCCACCAGCCTTGAGCATGAACCGCCCAAGGTTGTAGAGCGTGGTGATTGTGCAGCCCGAAGCCGATTCGTTGTCGCCAGATCGGTTCTCGACCTGGGCAAACGTTCCGCCGGTGAGCCACACCTTGCCAGCGCCGCGGCACTGGAGTTTGGCGATGTCCACGCCGTTGGTTCCAGCCGTGATGTACACGCTTCCAGATCCAGAGATCGAGAGCGTCGCGCCGGACGTGCCCGAGACGGCGATCGTCAACGGAGACCCGGCCGCGCCGAGTTGGCCGTTCCAATCCGGCCCGATCGTCATGCCGTTGAGGTCTACCGCACCCTGAGACAGTCCGCTCGTGATCGCGAACTGGGGCGGATCGAGCAGGTACACCACGTCGTTCGACGACGGCGCTCCGGCTCCCGTTGCGCCGTACCGCGTCGATGACCAGTTGTTGGTGTCCGACCAATCCCCGTTGCTCGTAAATCGACCGTACTTGTCGGCCATCTTGCACCCCCAGAAACCCGGTTATCCCGTCCATCCCTTGACGAAAAGGTCGATGTACGACGAAGAACTCCCGGCGGTCGTCATGGCCGCCCGGAGGAAGTTGAAACCCTTGGTGTCGATGTCAACCGTGAACCCGTCCGCGCTGAGTCGGACGGGAGTTGCGAATGCGGAGAAGTCGCGGCCGTTCTGTGACGCCGTGAACGTCAACACGCCGGACCCCCACGTTCCCTCGACCAGAACCGCCTGCGCAGTCACCCGATCAAAGTTGGTGACGTTGAAGTCGGCCTTGCGGTACAGATCGGTCAGGAGCAAGCGGTTAGGCTTGGCGAGTCCCGGCGCGTATTCGATCAGGTCTGTTCCTGGCATGGCTACACCAACCCGAGCGTGACAAACGGAGGCTGCGTTGCGGCTTCACCAGCGATCGAACCGGTCGCCGCTGGATCAGAGAAAGACGTTGCTCCGGCGATGCGCAGGAATGAGAACGGGATCGACGCCGCGAATGCCATCCCGGCCGGACCCAACGACCTGTTCAAACACGCGCGAATGCTCGGCGTTCCAGAGCCACCCGAGAACTTCGACAGGATGCCGATGTAGTACCAACCTGGCTCCATCACCATCGGGTTTCCAGAGGCCGTCAGCGTCACCGTGCTTGTCGCGCTCGACAACGATCCGGCCGTGCCAAACGTGTACAGCAGGTTTCCCGGAAGCCCCGAAGTCTTGTCCACGTCGTAAAGCGCGATACCCAGGGACGCCGTTCCGCCCGAATACGCCGCGACGACTTGGACGGTGGCCGATTTGACCTGCACCGTCGCGTCGAGTTGGAACGCGACGTACATGATCCGCTGGTTGACCAGCGCGCAGTTCACCGACGTGTTCTGCGAAACCATCATCTCCGAGCCGATGCTCGGCGTCCCGCCGCCGTAGTACCAAGAGCCAGCAGACGGTTCAACGATCGGGCACCTTGGCCCGACCGTCGCGCCGTTGATGGAGTTCGGTGACACCAGCATCCACACCCCCGCATAAGTATATCGACCACTAACCTACGGGCACTCGTCGCCAGCCGCCAAGCCCTCGTAAATCAGGAACTTGATGCTTGCGCCCCTGATCCGCACAATGCACTCGTCGCCGATTTCGGCGGCCTCGATTTCAAGGGTTGACGAAGGACGACGGTGATTGGGGATCACACCCTCGAATGTCTTGGTGTAGCCAGGACCCCTTTCGTCCGGCGGGAAATCGACGACGACCTTGTACGTGATGTCCCTGGCCGGACCAATCGCCGGACCGGTTCGACCGCCGATGAAGGCGCTGAGCGTTCGCACACCCGCGTTGGACGTGTAGCCAGTTGCCATCACAGCACCGCCGGACTGCCTGGAAGGCGCTTGTATCCCTCGCCGATTTCGCCGCCTACGCCGTTTCCCAAGTCGAAGGCCGGCGCGGCGTCGATTTCGGGGAAGTCCACGTTTCCCGGGTCGCCCGGGTCAACAGCCTGAGGGGTCACGAAGTACGTCTCGAATGCGTACCGAATCCCGTACGGGACAAGCACGCGCGATTGGGACGCCGAAATGATGAAGTTGAACGACCCGTTGCCCGGGTCGCTGATCCACGTGTACACGATCGCGTACAGGTTCTCGCCCTGTTGGTCGACCTGAGCGCCAATGAACTTCCACAGGTTCTTGGTGGTGTTGATCGAGCCGCCCGGCCGAGCGCCGCCGAACGATCCCGGCGGCACAATGCCGAAGGCGTGGACCTTCCCCTGTTGTCCGACGATTTCGGCCCAGTTGGAGGCGGTGAACTTCTCGACGTTGCAACGCGATTGCAACTGGGTGTAGTAGTGCGGGACCGAGAAGTCGTACGGCTCCCACGCCTCCTCGACGACCTCTTCCGGCGCTGGGGGACCGCCGCCCAGTGGCGAAACCCACTTGGTTTGCTTCACCAGCCGCTTTCGGAACGCGGGAAGTTTGAGCTCGTCTCGGACGTACGACAGGCTGATCGTCTTGAACTTCGGCTCGGTCTTGTCGAGCCTGGGCGGGAGTTTCCCGCGCCCGTCCGACGAGTAGTTGACCGTGACTCGAACCGCGTTCGGGATGCTGGTGCTTTCGACCGTCCGGTTGTCCACGCGGACAACGCGCTGGTTGTAGACCATGAACGAACCGGGCGTAGGCAGTCCCGGCTCTGAAAGAACCGTGTCCGGCGTCGTTCCGGTGACGAGAAACTGTCGGCGCAGCGTCGCCGAGTTCGGGTCTATAGACCCCTCGCGCGCACCTTCAAAGAGTTCGCGAACTGTTCCCGCCACCCCACACCCCCCACCCCGTAAGCCGACTACCGAATCTGCCCGCTGAGCGAACGCACAGCCGTTTTCAAGTCCTCCAGCGACCCTTGGATGTCACCGAGCCCGAACCCCGCCTGTTGGCGGTCTTGGAACCTCTGCTGCTCAATCTGAACATTGCCGAGTTCAATCCTGAACTGTTCGGCCGCTTTCGCCGCCCGATCCATCTCGTCTGCCTGCCTCTCCAGTTGCTTTGTGATCTCCTCATTTATCGCAAACACTCTCGCGCGCTCTAGCAACACTAGTCTATCTGAAATGACTTTTGCTCCAGATTGATCTCCGGCGTTTTTGGCGTTCGTCGCGTCCTCTTTGGCGCGCTTGATCCTCAAGTCGTACTCCGCGTTGATCGCGTCGATACGACTCATCGACATTCGTTCGATTGCGGCGTTGGTATCCTGCTCGGCGGCAAGGCGATCAGCGGCGGCCTTGTACTCAATATCCTGTCTCTTGTCTGCCGCAGCCTGCCTGTCCTTGTTGGCCTGTTCGTCTGCGTCCGCCTGAGCTTTCACATACTGAGTGTTCAGGTCTTGGAGTTGCTTGAACAGGTTTTCTCTGATTCTCCTGACCTTGGCATCGGTCTTGTCGGATAGTTCTGGATTGCGCAGGGCCTCTTCAATGGCATCCATTGCCGCCTTCAGTTTGTCCGCGTCACCTTGGAACGTTGAACTCTGTCCAGACGATGCGTCCTCGATCTTTGCAACGATGTCGTTGTACATCGCCGAAAGTTCTTTAGCCTTTTGAACCTGCTGCTCTTGTATTCGGAGGATCGCAAAGAATGGAGCGGCCAAAGAAGCGACGGTTCCAACCAGACCGAACGTCGCTCCTACCACGGCGTTGATACCTTGCCGAATGGCAGTAAGCGAAGATACGGATTCTTTGGCAGACTGCTTGAACGACTGACCAACGTCGTCGATAGCTCTGGATGCCCGCTTTCCAGATTCCTGCGCTGCAGAGGCGAATCCATCCACCTTCGACTGAGCCTCTTTCAGCCCAGCCTCCAGGGTGTCAATCCGCGCCGAGAGTTCGACGTATGCTCCGCCGATTTTGGACTGATCGTCAGGCATGTGTTAGCGTTGCTCCAGTTAGACGATGGCGTATGCTTTTTCCATGCCTTCCCGAATCACCGAGTACTCCGTCCGCGTCTCAGACTCCGACGGCGACACGACCGTCTTGCGCCTACGCGCCAAGACGCTCGCCGAGGCGCAGGCGGACGCGATGCGGCGAGGATGGACGCTCGCGGACCAGTCAGACACGCCGACGCCGGAATCCGTAGAGGACTTCCACAAGCGGCATCCAATCGCGTCAACCGGGCTCGGCGTGTTCATTGGTCTCTTTGCCTTCCTGCTGGTCATCATCCTTCTGGCGTCTTTGGCTTCCCGCTGACTCACGCCGGGGTCAGCGCACCCGTGCCCTGGAAGTCGATGTCGATGGTGACCAACTGGTCAACCGGATTGCTGATCCTGATTCGACGCCAGAACGCGTCACCCGTGTACGTGCGGCTCGTCGCGGCCTGCAACACAAGCGATCCGATGCCCGGCGTTGCGATCGACGATCCGGCATCGAACACCATCGCGTCGCCGCTCGCCGTCGTCGTCACGTCGCCCGAGCCACGGAACGAATAGGCCGCCGTGTTGATCGCGTTGGTCGCAACCGCCGCCGCCGCACGTGTCGCAAATGCCGAGAACGCGAACGATTCGGACGACCCGAGCGTGAGCGTCATCGTTGCCGGCTCCGATCCTCCAGCGGGAGGAGCGAGCGCCGTCGTGCCGTCGATGTACGTCTCGTAAGAGCCGGACACCCGGATCAGGCCGGGAATGAACTCGCGCCACCGGGCCGAAGTCGCGGACGACCCGAGGATCGTCGCGTCGAACTGGTCGCACTCGAACACCACCTCGAAGGACTTGATGTTGGACGTGTAGCCCGGGCTGAACGTCACCGAGCCGGCGCTGCCGATGGAAGCCGTCGATCGCCGTCCGCTCATCGAACCGGACCACGACCGGAGTCCCTTCAAGTACGTCGCCTGGACCAGACTCGCCGCGAGCGCCGTGGAGTCCGCCTCGTCACCAACCATATCCAGCGAGAATCGCATCGGATCGCAGCCAGCGCCGATGAGTTGCGTATTGCCGGTCCCGGCCCACGAAGTGACCAGCCCGCTAATGCCAACAGTCGCCGCCATGCCACACCCCCACGCGCTCAGCGCGTCAAGACGAACTCGTACTCAGGAATGAAACAGAACCAATCGTCGTCGTGGTTCTCAGCCGTCGAGACGTACCGCATGGCCGTCGCAGACCACCCATAGGACGACGTGAGCGTCGGCACCCACCGATGGAAGCCGTGCGTAATGCTCCCGGTCTGCGTCGCGTCTCCGTAGATGCGTCGCATGATCGCGCTGGGCTTGTCCAGCCCATCCTCGATCGCGGTCCACACCGCGAAGCGAACCCGGATCGGAACCACCTCTGACTCGAACGTGTCCTCGGCAACCGCCGAAGCGATGCTCTGGACGACGTACGGAGCCGTCGCGCTGCGATTGGCGACCGCCGTGTACCAATCCGACAACTTGAAGGCGCTCGAAGCGTTGAACAATCCGCCCGAGCCGGTGTCGGCCACGGCCCTGTCCCTGAGCATCTTGTAGATTTCGGCGATGTTCATGGCGTGCTCACCGCCTTCGCACGCTTCTTCAACTCACTGGAAACAGCCGCCGCAAACGCCCGATTCGCGTCAGAACGGGCCTCATTCAGTGACCTGAACGCCCACGGGCGCGGCAACAGCCGAACGACCTTCCGAAGAATGAACACGGCCCCGTTGGTCTTGGGCTTGCCTTTCTTGGTCATCTCCATGAGGATCGGCTCGCCGCGCTTTGAGCGAATGACTTGCAGGTTCGCCCCGGATCGGCGCAGGCTGGTCTGGCCAGTTCCCATCAAGTCGCCGCCGACGCCTTGGCGCAGCAGGGCCTTCGCCCGCCGGGTCACCGGCACCGGCAACCACTTGGCGAACCTGGGCCGGATCGTCGCGCCGTACTCCAGATAGCGCCCGTATTTCAGGTTCGTTCCGATGCGCGCCGTCATGCCGGACACCGAGATGCCGATGCTGTTCTTGAGGATGCCGTTCATTTGCCCGGGCGGGCTTCCGGGATTCGACGGGCCCGGCCCGCTTAGGTTGTCCTTCATGCGGCCCTCAACGACGTGGGCCGCGGCGGGTAGTCCGCGCGTAGTCACAACATCGCGGACCATCGCCGCGAACTCTTCACCCTTCCACTCTGTTCGTACACGAACCGTCATTGCACGAACTCCACAAGATCAACCTCGACCATCTCCCCGCGTCCGGCCACGTTCCTCCAAGACCCGTCGATCTTCCACGTCTGGCCGTCAAACGACACCTTCGACCCGTTCACGAGATTCGCCTTGTCCGAATAGAGCGCGTAGCCCGTCGCGCGTCGCTGCCCATTTACCCGGTCGAACTCGATCCCGCGAGAACTGGTCTGTGGCTGAATGCTCATCGCAATCGTCACCGCCGATCCGGCCGTATCGACCGGCGATCCGTACGTGTTCGCGGCCTGCGTCACCGGCGTAATCGTCACCGAGTTGACAAGCAACGACGCCAGACTCATCGCACGTCCCTCTTGAACGTCGCAAACAGCGAACGGAACTGCTCGAATACCTCTCCGGCCTTGGCCTTGGTGTACGAGTAGTCTCCCAGGCGTTCCGACGTGTACGCCAACCCCTCTCCGCCGCCGCTCTTGTACGCCTGAAAGAGCGTGTCCACGTACCTGTACATCGAGAGTTTCAGACCTGGGGGCATGTCCCCGCTCGCGTACCCGCCCGTGTAGGTCGCGCTGTAGTTCTCGATTCCCTCGGTGAATACCGCTTGGTTTCCCCACCGCGTATCGGTCACGATGCCGAACTGGTCGGACGACACGCGGCCAAACGATTCAGGCAACAGCACGATCGTCCCGTCGAAGGTCCATCTGTACGAACCCGAGTCGATCAGCGTTTGCGTTCCCGAGTCGTCGATCGCGTACAGCGCCGAGAAGTCCGACACCGGCGTGCGCGACAGGAACAGTTTGTTTGAACCGTTCCCGCTCAATGGCTCATTGAAGTCGGCTACTTCATCGAACAGCCTTCCGCACCACCGCTCGGCCTCATCCTGCGCGGCCGCGATCAGCAGGCCGATCAGTGTGTCCCAGGTGGACGCACTGATCCCCTTGAAGGTCTTGAACTCGGCTGTCGTGATGATCGCCACACGCCCCCCATGTGGTTACTGCATCAGCAGGATTTCGATCGGAACGGTTCCATCGCTGACCGACGCCTCAGTCGTCACGACGATTCCAACGTAGTCGCACCCCTTGAGTTCAATGGGCGTCAGGCTGTTGGCGTCGGAAACCGGAACGTAGTCAGACCCACCCACACTGGACGAGTTCAGGAGATTGGCTCCAGACGTAGCGATGTCGAGCGTGATGCTCTCAGCGGCGGCGTCCACGTTGTCGAGTCTGAGAAACCGAGCGCCGGCAGCTGGACCGTACGTTGAAATCGGAAGTGACGGGTCTCCCTCAAGAGTTCCCCACATCCCCATCACCAACACCTGCGGTTCCGTCGTCACGGTGGCCGTACCGTCCGTCATCACGGCCCGCATGAGCATCTTGCTCGCGTGCCCGCGCTTGACCCAGTGGAACGTCGCATCGGTAATCGAGTTGGGGGTGAGAGCCTTACCGGTCTGCGCCGTTCTCGCATCGTCGTTGGCCACGATCCACGTGGAACCGGCACCGGCGCTGACCGTCGCCATTCCATCGTGTCGAATGTTCGCACCGCGAGCGCTTCCGAGTGCCATGACGATCCCCCCGATGAGTAAACATCGGACGCCGGGTTCCCCCAGCGTCCGAGTGGTTAGATGAAGTCGTTGGCGGCCAGGCCGCGCTCGGTCGCGGTGTTCGGCACCTCGGACGATGCCCGGAACAACTCGAAGTACCCGACGCCGTAAGCGCCGGTCGAGCCGTTTCCGGCCTTCGCCGTGATGCCCCAGTACCGTTCCTTCCCGCGAAGGTCGATGAACAACTTCCAGACCTTGTTGTCGTCGGTCGAGGTCGGAAGCGCCATCTTTCCGGTCGCGCCGAAGGTGTACTGAGCGGTCGTCGATCCGAGCGCCGAGTCGTCGTCGGAGACGACGATCAGCGACGCCTGCGCGATGTCGGTGGCACCGACAATCCACGTGAACACGGCGTAGTCGAAGCCCGCCGTGTCCACGACCACGGGCGTTGAGGCGGTCGTGCCGACCCAATCCGTGTCGTCTTTGATCGCCTGCGGGAAAACCACAGGCACGATTTTTGAGTTCTGTGCGTGAATCACAGTGAATCCCCCCGTTACGAGTTGAGCGTGATGAGACCGCAGATCGGGCCAGCCTCACGAGAGGCGGCCGTCGAGTTGTAGTTGCCGACGTCGTGGACGCTGATCGCCGCACGGGTCAGGCCGCGGTAGGTGATGAGGTCTTGCGAGAACGCGAAGTCGGTGCTGGAAGCGATCGACATGCTGTTGCGGACCTCGCCGACCTTGCAACCCATCGCAAGGTCGCCGAACACGCAGCAGACCTGCGAGTTGGCCTCGGTGCGAGGCATGGCGTTCGTGATAACGACCTCGTAGCCGTGGAACATCGGAACCCGCACGCCATCACGGGTCTCAGCCGCCGTCACGCCGCCCTTGGCGAGCATGAGCGGTTCCATGACGAGTTTGTAGAACCGCTTGCTGCAGTAGTACTTGGGGTTGCCGACATCGCCCTCGTACGGCTGGAAGCGAGACTCGACATCCGAGAAGTTTGGCTCGGTAATCTCGGCCCAGGTGTTTCCGGCAGCGGTCGCCCAGCCCGCCAGGTTCGACTTGTTCGCGTCGGTTGTCCACGTGCCGCCGCCAGCCTCCAGGACCAGTCGCGGCTTGTACGTGATGCCCACGTAGCCGTGATACGTCGCCGTGCCGTCGCCGAGGAACAGGTCGGTTTCCAGAGCCTTGTTGAAGCCCCAGACCATGCTGTAGGCGATGCGGTCGGCCACGCTGATCGCTGCGTCGCTGAACAGTTCGGACGACATGTAACTGAGAGCGCCGAGTTTCTTGGCGACCAGCTGAACGTTGTCGAACGCGAGGTCGGACGCGGTAGGCGCAACGCCTTCGCCGACGGCGTAGATGCTCACGTCACCCGTCTGACGGGGAACAGACTTGGTATCGCCCATCATGGGTTCGATCGGGACAATCGAGCCGATGATGCCGCCGAACTTCTGCCGGAGGTCGATGAGCGCCGGAGAGAAGTCGTCTGGGATCAGCGCTCCGCCGAGCGTGTTGGTCGTGGTGACCATCGTCTTGCCGACGATCGACTCGTCGTTGTCGCGCTGCGGGTACGACTTCTCGCCCGCGATGCACAGACGCGACCACGCGCCGAATGCCTCGGCGGTGTCGGGCTCGTCGAAGTGCGCCTGCTGATCCAGCGGCGTGCGAGGATTGGACAGCGACCGATCGCGCCGAGCCTTGTACGCCTTCTTGGCGCTGTTGCCGGTCGAACCGAAGGCGTAGCCGGACAGCACGCGCTCACGCGCCTTGCCTTCGACTTCCGGCTTCTCGATGCCCTTGCCCGACAGACGCTTCTCGTCCTCGTCGATCTGGGCGGTCAGGCTGGCGACAGCCTTGATCTTGCTCTTGGGAACGATGTCCCAAATGGCCTTGAGGTCGAGCGCATTGCCCGACTCGTCGGCCAGTTCCACGTTCTCGTCCACGAAGGACTTGACTTCGGTGAAGTCGTCCTTCCCGGTGTAGCCCGCCTTCTCTCGCAGGAATGCGATGAGGTCGGTGCGAGTCTTGATGACAGACACAGTGATACCCCCCAAAGAAAGTCGTGTGAAAACGACGCTCTTGCGGGCTCGCTGCGTCCGTTGCGGGTCGTGAGACCGTCCCTTGCGGCGCTCGCCGTCCGAGTCAACCAAGATGTTGGTGTGGACCCCCCACACCTGAAACCAGCCCGTCGCACATGCAGAGCGCCGGGCGAGCGAAGAGGCCGGTTGCGGAGACCGGCAAGTTAGTATACACCAACCTACGCCACTCGGCAAACCGCCTTGATTTTCATGGGCTTGACCCGGAACCCGAGCGCCTCGGCGCTCGACTTGTGGATCAGGCCCTTCGTCAACAGGCTGTCGATGGAAGCCGCGTTGCCCTCAAGCACCCGGGACTCCTGGGAGCGGCACGACACGTTGCACGGCATCGCGGTGAACGACAGTTCCACCCACCGCCATTTCCGAACAATCGACTCCGGCGACTTTCCGCCGGACGCGTAGGACTTGGCCTCGTCGGGCGTCGGTCGCCCCCAGTCCATAGGCTCGAAACCGACACTCACGCCGATGGTCCCGGACTTGGCGATGGTCAGGATGTCGTCGCCGAGCCTGTTGTTGGACAGTTGGTAGACGTGGGCGTGAACCTTCCACCCGGTTTGCCTGACCCCCACGAACGATCGGACGATCTTCCGCGCCGTACCCACCGTGTCGTGCAGGCTGTAGCAGTGGTCTACGAAGATCGCCTTGTTCGCGTCGAAGTACGACGTGTCAGCGCCGGCGGGAATCACGACCTCTTCGTCGCAGTCGATCCCGTCGGTATTCGCCACGACCCAGAGGTTCCTTGACTCGGGATCGACCGTCTCAGCCTTTCCGAACATCCCCACCACGCCGACCGTCTTGTCGGTTAGTTCCGGGTGTCGGCTCTTGATTCGTTCGATGATGCTCGCCGTCATTGGCTTTCCTCCCCCAGATCGACAACCGGCGCGATAGCGCACCGGCATTGCGGATGGACCGGAACAGTCATCGTCCCGATCGGCTGCGGCTCGCGGTACATGGCCGCCGCTTCAACGCACTGCGGGCACGGCTCCGCGCTCAGGATGAACCGCTCTTTTTCGATGCCGTTATCCCGGTAGGCGAGGCGCGAACCCTCGACGTACGACCTCACCGTCTCCGTTCGTGCGATCCGCTCGGCCCGCCACCCGGCGGACTCTTGCAACGCTCCGGCAACGCGGGCGTTGAGTTGTGCCAGCGATTCCCCAGCACCAAGACCCGTAGACAGCGCCGATTTCAGATCGGCCTGCGTCGTGTCGGATAGACCGCGCGACAGGCTGATGGTGTAACTGTTCAGAAACTCCATGGCGCGAACGGGCGTCACCTCGAACGGCGACGAAACCCCGGCGGCAGACAGTTCCCGGTATCCCCACCTGACCCCGGCCTGTAGGAACTGGCGGGCATACGGGCGGATCGCGGCTGCAAGTTCCTGTTCCAGTCCAGGCAGAACGATCGTCTCGCCGCGTACGTCTACGGGCTGCCTCAGAAACACCTCTTTGAGCGATTCGGTCATCCTCTGCATCGCCGCGATCTGTTCGTCGCCAACGTTGGGCGCGTACTCGTCCTTGTCCTTCGTGTGAAGGTGGCGACGATCGGCATACGCCTTGGTGCCCATTTCTCCGGCGGACGTACCGGCGTCCTCGGCGTCCGTCATTTCTGCGCCTTGGCCGTCCTCGGATTCCATTTCCGAATCGCTCTGGCTCTGCGAATCCTGCGGTGGCATTTGCCCGAACGCCGAGGTCGGTTCCGGGAACTCGTCGCCACCCTCGATCGGCTCGCGGTTGAGTTCCGCGCGGGCCTCATTGGTTGTCAGGATTCGAGCGTTGACCAGTGCGACCAGCCTATTCGCCTCGCCCGTCTCATCGGACGGGACACAGTTGTCGTACGCGAACCACATCTCGCCAGGATCAGCGCCAAACTTCGGCAGAAGTTCCTTGGTGAGCAGGTCTGCAACCGAGTCGATCGCAGGCTTGATCGTCTGTCGAAGGTACTGCGTCGAGCCCGTGAGACTCGACGCGAGATTGGCGTCGTTCATCCGCACTTCCGATTCGGGAAGCCCGAAAGCCGCCCAGATTCGGCGTTCGATGTCCTGCCGACCGGCGATGTACTCCATTTCCTTCGGCGTGAACTGGATGGGCTGTACCTTGATCGCACGAGCCACCAGGAACTTGCCCTTGTTGCGCGGGCCTCGGTGGCTCGCATTGACGCGCCGCTCCAGGTCTTTCACCTGTTCGTCGGTCGTGTCGGGCGGGGCCTCCATCACGTAGTCAGGCCGAGCGCCGTTGCGCCACATGGCCAGTTCGTTCTCGGTGCTTGCGGATTCGATGTCGGCTTCGTTGAAAGCGACGTGCAGCGGCCCCATGCCCATGTACGGAAGCCTCGGGTGCGGCGCGTGCCGATAGTGGATCACCTCGTCGGCGCCGAACGCCCTCTCGCTCGCGGCGTCGCGGCCATACCCGTAACCGACAACGTAGTTCGTTCGGTCGAGCATGATCCAGACGTTCTGCGGCTGCATCGGCCACAGTTCCGAAACGCCCCTTGTCGTCGGCTGAACGCAGTGCATGTAGCCGTTTCCGGCCATCTGGGCCGCCATGTACAGCGATTGAAAGAAGAACACCGACGACATGATCGGGTTGGGCGCGTTGAGAAGATCCAGAACGGGGTGCGACACGACCTCCTCGAAGTCGCCCGCGTTCTCGGCGTAGCGGACAGACTTTCGCAGGTACTTCGCCCGGCCCTTGGGGACAATCGAAGTCCAGTCCCGCCGCTTGCCGCCCGAACGCTTGGGGATATACAGGCGAAGAATCTGGTTCGCGCACACGCGGCTGTTGCGCTCGGCGCACATGAGCGCCGTCTGCTGGGCACGCAGGACGAGCGCCGAAGCCTCGCCGCGGTCACCGAACCACTTGGACTTCGACATTTCCGAAACAGTGACGGTCGCGTCGAAGTAGTCGGAGTGATCGCGCTTGCGTTTTTCCAGCAATCCACGCGCTAGGCCGGCAACGTGAGTGAGCATTCCCCGATCCCCCCGTCATGCGGAATCATTCGACCGTCACACCGGCACCGGCCAGCATTTCCTTGGCGCTGATGAACCGCGCTGACAGCGGCACGATCGGAGAGGTCTTGTCTCCGTAGAGCACCTGGGCGTGCGTAAGCCCGCCCGTGTCGATCGGATCGTTGATTCCGAAGTCGCCGGATACGGACCAGACCATCACTCCGTTGACTTCCGATCCGAGGTACACGGTCACCGTTTTCTTGTCGCTCATTTCTTGACCCCCCGATCTGTTGCGAGAATCGACACGATCAGCGTCATCCCGGCGGCCCACCACATCGCGGCCCACGCCACGCCGACGTTGGGCAGACCGGCGGATCGCATCCCGAGCGCCGCGAAAAGCGACCCGACAGCGATCGTCGCCAGTATGTTAGCCAGCACTAACAGAAAACGCCTCATGTCAATCTCCGTTCAGCCATGCCATGCGCCGATCTTCCGACGCCTCTCCATTTGAATCAGGCACGGCGACCATCGCCGTTCCCCCACGGTCTACGTACGCCACGGCGTAACGAAGGGCATCAAGGGCGTGGTCGTTTTCTTTCACGGGCTCGTCCTTGTACTTGCCGCCGTCGTCCATCGCGTGCTTGTTTCCCTTCCACCGGTACGACTGCATTTCTCGGATCACGTTGACGCAGGACGGGTCGATGGTCAGTCGGGGAAGCCCGTCCCCGGCGACCGCGAGCCGCTGCATGACCCTGTGGATTCCTTGCTCGACTTCGTTGATTGCGGGCAGCACTTCACAACCAGCCGACCGAGCCTCGGCCATGAGGGTCGCCGCAGACGGGTCCACCAACGCGGTGTGACGCCCGAATCCTCCGAGCGCCTTGACCCGATCCGACACGAGCAGTCCCGGCTTGTACACCTCGCGCTCGACGTGCATGCGCCCGTCCCCGTCGATCCGCACGAGCAAGGCCGCGAACGGGTTGGTGTACCCGTCGTCCACCCCGATGATGGTTCGTGCCCACGGTCCTTCCCGTGCTTTGACGTGGACGGCGAGGTCGAACGTGTCATAGACCACCCCCTCGGCACCCACCCACTTGCCCTCGAACAGCCTGGATCGGCGGTGCCCCGTGAGTCTCGAAAGGCCGTCCAAGTACTCCTGGGTGACTGAGGGGTTGTCGGAATGCCTGCTGATGAGCCGCGTCATGCGGCCTTCCAACGCCCGCACGTTGAGCCAGTGCGCTGGGTGCGCCGGGTTGCAGTCGGCTAGCGCCTGCTGGTACGGCATGACCGCGTTCCGCAGTCGCGTTGTGAGTTTTTCCCAGTCGTCCTGCGTGATTTCCGTAGCCTCGAACACGGCCACCATGTCGTACTCGGACGACATAAGCCGGTCCGGGTTGTCCAGACCACCCACAACGATCGTCGTCCCGTTCGGGAACTCGTACGTCTGCCTGTGGGCACGCGAGCAAGTACCGATCGCGGGGTGCCCGTCCCCAAGCACGATCCGCTCCCACGTCACAAGCACGGTTTCCGACATGCTTACACGTGTCGCGCGGCAGATCAGCGCCCGCATTCCCGGGTACTTCCACGCGGCGGCGTTGATCTTCTCCAGCACGGCGCGGGACTTGCCCGTTCCCGCCGGACCTTCGATGAGCAGTTCGCGATCGCGGCACTCCATAAGTGCCTTCGCCGCCCCCATCGGCGTGTATTCGACCTCGACCATTCACGCTCAGATCCTGTCTGGATCGACGCCCTTGATGACCTTGACCAACGCCTGCCCAACGCCCTCTTCAAGTTCAATCGGCGTCGTGGACTTCCCGAGAACGCGGTCGAAAAACTCCTTGACCGCCCATTGCTCCCCGGCCTTTGCGGAAGCAATCAGCCTCGCCCACACCGCCTGCACGTCCTCGTCGGTTGTGCTGTTGGCAATGAGTTCGCGGTGACGCTTGCGCGCCTCGGAACGCCGGTTTCCACCGGGACCGCCCGGGATTCCCTTGAGCCACCGCCCGCCCTCGCCACGCGCCATGTTCGCGTATTTGTCGCCGTTGTCTGACACCCCCAACCCCCTGTCACTGAATGCCGTATTGCTTGCGCTCCTGCGGCGTCAGCAGCACGCTGGCGTACGTGTTCACCCCAAGCGCCTGCGCGAATCGGATGTACTCGATCGCCTCTTGCTTGCTGACCTTCGACACCTCTCCCTCGCCCTTCCAGAACGTACCGGGCGCGGGCTTTGAAACCAGCATCGCGTTGATGGTCCCCCTCACGCTCTCGGCGTTCACGAAGTACCCGTCACGCGATGCGAGTTTGTAGACGTACTGGGCGTTCGCCCATCCGTGGACACGCGGGTTCGTGGACCAGTGCGGCTGTTGCGCGACCGGGAAGATTTCGATGCCGAATCCGCACTTGCTGTTGGCGAGTAGGTAGGCCGAAATCTCGGCCTCTACCGATGTTGGCGACGCTCCGCTCGAAGCGTCCACAGCCACGCCATCAACCTCGCACGCGATGTAAGGCGACAGCACCCGGGCGATCCGCTCGGCGCGGGCCTTGGGCCCCCACTCTTTCAGTGCCCGTGCGCCGCCTATGCCACGGTCGAACACATTCCCGAGATAGACCCACAAGACCTCGACCTCTCGGCGGATACGAGCGAAGGCGTACGCCTTGGCCTCGGCGTTGGCCACCTCACGCTCGAATGCGTCAAGCGACCTGGGATCGCGGTAAAGAGCCGCGTCGAAACCGATCTTGTCTCCGCGCTGCGTGACCGACTTGTCGAACATCTCGCCGGGGTTGGACGGGTCGCGCTGTTCGAGTTCGATCCAACCTTGGCGGTCGGTGTTCCCGTCCGCGCACCACACGTTCAGGCGTTTGATCTGGTACTGGCGCAGAGTGGCGATGATGCCGTCCGCCCACCCCTTCCAGCCGCCCTTGGCCATGAACATGGGATCGAATCCGAACGGGCCAACACCGCCGGAAAGCGACGTGTGCCACCCGTAACGCCCGTACTCGTTTCGTCCGCCGACGTTGTTGGTGTTGATGGGGAGCGGATTCATGTATTCAACCCCAGATGAACCACGCTTTTGACAGACATATCGTTCACCGATTCACCTCCTCAATCACGACGATCGCCGCGTGCTCAG